CCTACAATGATGGCAGATATATTGTTGTTTGTGGTAATTTACGTTTGCGAGCTTGCAAGGAGTTAGGTTATAAAGAACTGCCTTGTAAAATTCTGGCACCTGATACCCCCGTTAAGAAGTTGAGGGAATATGCCACTAAAGATAATGTCAATTTTGGTGAGAATGATTTGGACGTTATGGAAAACGAGTGGAATAAGGCGGAACTCCAAGATTGGGGCATCGAATTTGCCCCGGAGAAGAAAGAGGATGAATTTAAAGAGCGCTTCGATGCCATCACGGATGATACAGCCATTTATCCTCTCATTCCAAAGTATGACGAAAAACATGAGTTGTTTATCATCACCTCAAGTAATGAGGTAGATAGTAATTGGCTTCGTGAAAGGCTGGATATGCAGCACATGAAGTCGTACAAGACCGGGAAAGTAAGTAAGAGTAATGTAATCGACATAAAAGACGTTCGCCATGCCTTGCAAAATAGTAATACCAAGTCATAAGCGCCATGACCGGGTGTTCGCTAAAAAGTTGGTGAACGATCCTATCATTTGCGTTGCTGAAAGTCAAGCTGACTTATATCAACAATTTAACCCGGAATGTGAAATTGTTACTCATCCTGACGATGTTATGGGCCTCATCCCGAAACGTAACTGGATGGCAAAGCATTTTGGAGAACTTTTCATGCTTGATGATGATGTCCATGCCTGCAAACCTATTTATGTGGAAAAAGGAGAACCTAGCCGGATAAAGGATAAAGATAAGATAACCAATATCATTCAGTCATTATTTGAGATGGCCAGTATGATGGATGTACATCTGTTTGGCTTCACCGCTCGGATATCGCCGGTAATGTATGATGAATCCGCTTTTCTTTCTCTTTCGAAAATGATAACCGGTTGCAGTTATGGAGTAATCTATAACAAAAACACTTGGTGGAATGAGGAAATACGTTTGAAGGAAGATTTTTGGATTTCTTGTTACATGAAGTACAAAGAACGCAAGGTTTTAACCGATTTGCGGTATAATTTTGAGCAAAAGAACACTTTTGTAAACGCTGGTGGGCTTGCTTCTATAAGGAATCAGGAAGAGGAACGTAAATCTATCCTCTTTATCAAAAAGAATTTTGGTGATAGTATTTTGCTAAAGAGTGCAACCACTAATGGGAAAGACAAAACAAAGCAGCTCGTTCAATATAATATATCATGCAAATTCAAATTCTAATAGTCTGTAAAAAAGGCGTTTAAATGGCGTCCATTCTGTTTGTCATATTCGCCTTTTTTAGCTAATTTTACTGATGTAATAAACTAAAAGTCAAACCATTAAATTAGAATTATGATTATAAGAACAGTTTGCGGATATGATTTCTTTGAGGTGAGTTCTGCAATGCAGAAAGCCATTAGGCGAGCCGACACCGGGGTAGCCGGCTTTTTTGCATTGGAACTTTGGGCGAGTGGGTACCGCGACTATGTGTGGAAGCGTCTGTTTACCATTAGTGCTGAAGATTGCTATGGAATCATTACTAAAGAGATAGAAGCATTGTGGCAGGGGCATGAGCTGGTAAACAAGACTGCTACTGAACCCAAAGGGAGGATATTTGTCAGTAAAGCTGTTATTCTCCTTTGTGAATGTAGAAAGAATCGTGATGCGGATCATTTGCAAAACTTCATCTATGATAGAAAGGATATTGATATAGAAAAGTGGATAAATGATGTCAGGCGTTATCCTATTCCTATTCCAGATTACACTTTCGATGTACATACACGAAAGGGTAAAAAACATGGGAGAACCAAAGAAGAATTCTTTCAGGAAGAATACAAGGCGTTACAACCTCGTGTTCCTGGTTTATTCGATGATTTGGTTCAACCCAGTCAACCAAAGTTATTTAATGATGAAACCACGGCTAAGTAGCTGTGGTTTCTCATTTTTCATATAAGTCAAACCAATTTAATTAAAACAATGAACACGTATTACAAATTTGCGCCAAATGTATTTTTGGCAAAGTGTGATGAGAAGCACGAAAAAGGTGAAACTATTGAGGTTACCACCAAGTATGGTAAGGAGAACGAAAGTATAGTATTTAACCTAATCTTCGAGAAAGATGGGTTTTACTATTACTCCATCGTTAGAGCTGACGGCTTTAATGTTCAAGAATGGGCTAAGCAAAGAGCGGAACGCAGGCATGAATGGGCGTCATCGGCAGTACAAAAAAGTAATGAGTATTTTCAGAAATCAAATAAACATCGCGATTTCCTTTCTTTGGGTGAGCCTATCAAAGTTGGACACCATAGCGAACGAGGACATCGCAAAATGATAGATGATGCCTGGAATAACATGGGGAAAAGCGTTGAGTTTAGCGATAAGGCTGCCGAACATGAAAGAGTTGCGAAGTATTGGGAAAAAAGGGCTAATACGATAAACTTGTCCATGCCGGAAAGTATAGATTTCTATGAACATAAGTTGGAACAAGCAAAAGAATATCACGAAGGATTGAAGTCCGGTAAGTACCGACGCGAGCATACATACGCTATGGCTTATGCCAATAAAGCAGTAAAAGAGGCTAAAAAAAATTATGACCTTGCAGTAAAGCTGTGGGGCGATGTTTAATAATCTGTAGTATCTCAAATAATTTACTATGAGAGAATTATCAAAAGAAACCTCATTACAAAGGGTAATGAGGGCTTCAGGTCGTGTACCTGTACAATGCTCATGCAGTGTTTGTAAACAACAATGTCATACGCCATGTTTAGGTACTCCTGATGATATTGAACGAATTATAGATGCTGGTTATGCCGACAGGTTAGCACTGACAAACTGGGCTGCTGGTATATTCTTAGGGGTTATTAATATTGCTATTCCGATGATTCAACCTGTTTCCGGCAAAGAGTTTTGTGCTTTCTTCGAAAATGGACTGTGTATCTTACATGATAAGGATTTGAAACCCACTGAAGGGCGTTTGTCTCACCACACTGTCAGGAAGGATAACTTCAATCCAACTATGAGTATTGCTTGGAACGTTGCGAAAGAATGGCTGATGCCAGAGAATGAGGATGTACTTTCTCGTGTAGTAAATAAATTCTTGAATGCGAGGAAGCCATGAATGTGTATCAATCAATACCTCGTAGAGATTGTAGGGTGTTTGCTAAATGTGGGGCAAAATCCTTATCACATTGCCGGCGGCATCGTGGAACTGATGGTGAGTGTAAAAACTGTACTCTTATTCATCGCAAACCTCGCAATCGTATTATAGATGCTTCAGGACGTGAGATGAAAAAATGTACACACTGCGGAAATTACTTCTACTTGAACCGGTTCTACAATCGTATAGTAGTGAGAAAGGGTAAGGAATATCATTTATTGACTTCTTGGTGCCGCATGTGTATGTCTGAAATCAATAATCAAAGAAATTTGAAGAAAAGAAATGAGTAGTATAAATTTATTATATATTGACCTGTTTTGTGGAGCAGGTGGAACCTCGACAGGAGTGGAATCTGCAAGAATTGATGGTAAACAGTGTGCTAAAGTAATAGCCTGCGTCAATCACGATGCCAACGCCATTGCAAGCCATGCGGCCAATCATCCGGATGCATTGCATTTTACGGAAGATATTCGCACGCTGGAACTTTCCCCGCTAATTGAACATCTTGCCAAATGTAAGGCTCAATATCCGGGTGCAGCGGTCGTTCTTTGGGCGAGCCTGGAATGTACGAACTTCTCCAAAGCAAAAGGTGGGCAACCTCGGGACGCTGATAGTCGCACACTTGCTGAACATCTTTTCCGGTACATTGAAGCTATTTGCCCGGATTACATTCAGATTGAAAACGTTGAAGAATTTATGAGTTGGGGTGATATGGACGAAAACGGAAAGCCTATCAGCATGGATAAAGGTAGACTATATCAAAGATGGGTACGCAACGTAAGAAAGTATGGCTACAACTTTGATTTCCGTATTCTCAATGCTGCCGACTATGGTGCATATACTACTCGAAAACGCTTCTTTGGTATATTTGCCAAAAATGGATTACCGATAGTATTTCCACAACCCACTCACTGTAAAAACGGTAAACAAGATATGTTTGGTCGTTTGGAAAAGTGGCGCCCGGTTAAAGAGATACTGGATTTTTCCGATGAAGGAACAAGTATTTTTCGTGAGAAGCCACTTGCTGAAAAGACAATGGAACGTATCTATGCCGGCCTGATAAAATTTGTAGCCGGGGGCAAAGATGCTTTTCTTATCAAATATAATTCCATGAGCCGGACTGGAAAATATAATGCCCCTGGGATTGACGAACCATGCCCGGTAGTAGCTACGCAAAACAGACTGGGAGTTGCGCAGGTATGCTTTCTTTCAAAACAGTTCAGTGGACACCCCGAAAGCAAGAATGTTTCTATTAATGAACCAGCCGGAACAATTACATGCAAAGACCATCATGCGTTTGTATCAGCCCATTACGGTAACGGATTTAACCGCTCAATAAATGAACCGTCTGCAACCGTAACAACGAAGGATCGGTTATCTCTCGTTTCTCCATATTTCATAGACCAGCAATATGGAAACAGCAAACCTTCATCTACAGAAAAGCCGCTTGGATGTATTACCGCCAATCCTAAGTACAATCTTGTTAGCTGCAAGCCGTGGATTATGAATACAAACTTCTCCAACGTTGGTAGTAGCATAGAAGAGCCCGCACAAACAGTCACTGCAAATAGAAAGTGGCACTACCTAATGAACCCTCAATTTAATAGTGCAGGTGGTTCCGTTGATAATCCATGCTTCACTCTCATAGCACGTATGGATAAAATGCCGCCTTATTTGATCGCAACTGAAACTGGACATGTAGTAATCGAGATTTATGATACCGACAGCCCTATGACAAAAAAAATAAAAGAGTTCATGGGCTTATACGGGATAATTGATATTAAAATGCGAATGCTACGCATACCTGAACTAAAGCGTATCATGGGATTTCCAGAAAACTATGTGTTAATTGGTACACAGGCTGACCAAAAGAAATTCATAGGGAATGCAGTCGAAGTTAACATGGCACGTGTTCTCTGTGAATGTATTAGTAAAAAGTTACGTGAACTAGGGTCAGTTGCAGCATAAAATGGCGTTAAATTGGCGAATGTTCTGTTTGTAAAACTTGTCAATAATGATTACCTTTATAGATGTAAAGAACTAAAAGTCAATCAATATGAAGAGGAATGAAAAAATAGCAAAATTAGAAAGACTAGGTATTTTCAATCAATGGAAATATAATACAGAAAGAGCAAATGAGACATTTAATATTGAGTGTCCTGACTTCTCAATGACAAATGAAGAGCGGATGAACAATTTGTTAGATGTTGATTGCTGTTTTCATTGGTTTCTAACTATTTCATTCCCTTTTAATAATACTCCTGAAGGCGTTGCTTTTTGGAATGATATTGCAAAAAAATAATTAAAATAAAATTAGAAAGGAATCAAATGATAATAGCATGGTTCAGTTGCGGTGCTACATCCGCAGTTGCTTGTAAGATAGCATTAAGCCTATACGATGATGTGCATATCTACTATATTGAAACTGGTTCCGGTCATCCCGATAACACTAGATTCTTGGCAGATTGTGAAAAGTGGTACAATCAATCTATCCACATTATCCGAAGCGACAAGTACACCTGTGTGTCTGATGTGTTGCGAAAGGGGTATATCAACGGCGCGCATGGTGCCGCCTGTACTCTTGAACTGAAAAAGAAAGTCCGCTACAAGTTGGAAAAAGAATTGCAGCACTGGGACGGTCAAGTTTGGGGTTTCGATTATGACCCGAAAGAGATTAACCGGGCTATCCGATTAAAACAGCAGTACCCGGACACAAAGCCACTATTCCCGCTTATTGAAAAGCAGATTACGAAGCAGGATGCAATGGGAATGCTTTGGAAAGCCGGTATTGAAATCCCCGCTATGTACAAGATGGGCTATAATAACAACAATTGTATCGGTTGCGTGAAAGGCGGAATGGGCTACTGGAATAAGATACGAAAGGACTTCCCGGATGTATTTAACGAGGTGGCGCAGATTGAACGTGATGTAGGTGCAACTTGTCTAAAAGATAAAGACGGACGAATCTTCCTTGACGAACTCCCAACATGGCGAGGTGACCCAGTAGAAGAGATTATACCGGATTGCTCGCTTATCTGTCAGATAGAGTTTCAAGAGATAATCGACAGGCAGGTAGAACGAGTTTTGAAAGGAGAAATTAGTATTAACGATGTAGCCTAATTAGGCTCAAAACAAGATAGATATGAATTTTAAATCATTGGTAGCTCAATTAGCAAATCGCATCAATCAGCCGCATGTGGTTGAAACATATATGCGTAAAGTTTTTGCGTCTGGTGTTGAGTGGCAGAAAAAGCAATCTCCATGGATAAGAGTAGAAGAACGATTACCAGATGAAGAGTAGCGTGTTTTAGTCGGATTTTTATATTACTATAAATACGATGATAGAGAAGCTGAATCACGTAAGCATATAGATGTATTCACGTATGAAAATGGTATATGGACTACTGATAGTGATATATCATATTTAGGAAAAGTGTCGAAAAGGATGATATTAAGGTTATATGTTGGATGCCTATTCTGTCTTTCGATGAAATATTGGAAGCCAACAGAGATGTACTAGAACGGATTAAAAAGAAAGGAGACTGATGATGACAGCAAAAGAATTAAGTAAGTTAATCACTACTGGCAGAAAACTGAAAAAGTTTATTAAAGAAACTCTCCCTAAAATCAGAGAAGAGTTTCAAAGCCATAGCAATAGTGGAATAGATAAGCATACAGATGGATTTGGCAGAAGGGAGAGTATTCAGAGTATGAATATAAGTAATCTTTGTTATTTTTCTTTTTCTGGCAGTTATGGAAGTGGAGACACATATTCGGATATAGCAAATATGGATACTGATTTGATGCAGGAATACTTTATCAAATATCTGAATAGGCATAAGGATGAAATAATGGAGGGAGTAGCAGATTTAATGATAAATGATGCAAAATCAGGTCAAGAAGATGCTATTAAGGAAATAGACGAGTATAAAAAATCACTGCTAAAACTATTGGAGGAATAAAATAACAGAAAGGAATAAATTATGCAATACATATTAACAGAACAAGAATATAGAGCTTTGACCCCTATTAGTGAGGTAAATAAGCTCAAAGAAGAAGTACAGCTTCTTAATGATAAAGTTATGGAGCTTAGTGAACATCCATGTGGAAGTGGCGCAGATTATAGAAGTGTAACCTTTTATTGTGATGATTGTCCGATTGGTGCGTTTGGAACCGGAACTTGCACAAAGAGTCAACAATATTCTAAATAACACTCAAAATACAGTCTGTAATGAATAAAAGCAAAAGGCGGGTTGCAAAGCCGCCTCCTGTTTATTTTAGATGGGTACACACTCTGTCACGTATTCAATTAACTAATAACTGTCACTTACGAGATTGAAAAATGCTTCCCATCCTACCGTCTAATTGATTTTGGACATCCATATAGCCCCACGGTAGTAAAGCTATAGGAGTCCTTTTAAAATTATGTTTTTCATAAAAATAAAATTAAGTCGCTTGCACCGTGCAAACGACATCCAAAAGTAACAATTTAAAATAATATGGCAAAAATTTATGTAGCAAGTAGTTGGAGAAATGTATTTCAACAGGACGTTGTAGATATTCTCCGTGATTTAGGACATGAGGTTTACGATTTTAAGAATCCCCCACATGGTAATGGTGGTTTCCAATGGTCTGATATAGATCCTGATTGGCAGAACTGGACAACAGAGCAATATAGAGAAGCGCTTAATCACCCAATTGCGCAGAAAGGTTTTGATTCGGATTTCAACGGTATGCAGTGGGCTGATGTCTGCGTTATGGTTCTCCCTTGTGGTCGGTCTGCTAACACAGAAGCGGGTTGGATGAAAGGTGCAGGTAAAAAGGTGATGGTTTATTCTCCGAAAAAGGAAGAACCGGAACTTATGTATAAGATATACGATTTTGTGAGTGATAGCATATTTCGTATCAATGATGAGATAATTGGAGTATAACTGTTTTAGTAATGAACATCGGAATATTAGCAGTTGACAGTAATTATCCTAATCTAGCTTTGATGAAGATAAGTGCATGGCACAAGGCAAGAGGCGACAATGTGGAATGGTATAACCCTTTGTGCTCATACGATAAAGTTTATTCGGCAAAGGTATTCTCCTTTACTCCAGATTATGGCTATTACATCAATACCAATCAGGTTGAGAAAGGTGGTACAGGGTATGACATAAGCAAGGTTCTTCCAGTAGAAGTTGATAAAATAGTTCCCGACTATAACCTGTATAATATTGATAAGAATCTGGCTTATGGCTTCCTTACCCGTGGCTGTCCTAATCGTTGCAAATGGTGTGTCGTTCCTGCCAAAGAAGGCAACATAACTCCATACATGGATATAGAAGAAGTATCTGCCGGGCGAAAGAACGTAATACTCATGGATAACAATGTACTTGCATCCGATTATGGATTACAACAGATTGAAAAGATTGTCTCCATGGGCGTACGAGTAGACTTCAATCAGGGCTTAGATGCTCGCTTGGTAACAGACGACATCGCCCGGCTACTGGCAAGAGTAAAGTGGATGAAGCGCATACGGTTCGGCTGTGACACACCGGGACAGATTGCCGAATGTGAGCGTGCCACAGCTTTGATTGACAAGTACGGGTACAAAGGCGAATACTTCTTTTATTGTATCCTGCTCAGTGACTTCAAAGAATCGTTTGAGCGTGTCAATCATTGGAAGAACAAAGGCGGTCGGTTCTTACCGCATTGCCAGCCTTATAGGGATTTGAATAATCCACGTCAAATTATTCCTCAATGGCAAAAGGATTTAGCCGGATGGGCTGATAAGAAGTGGGTGTTTAGAAGCTGTGAATTTAAAGACTTTACTCCTAGAAAGGGTTTTAAGTGTAGGGAGTATTTTCAAAAATAAGATTTAATCTTTAGGATTTTATGTTGAACCTAGGTGTGTCTTTAAACAAGATGCACCTTTAGTTTTTGTGATGATGAGAAAAATGATTGTAACCGGCAGTGAGGGATTTATTGGTAAAGCCCTTTGCCGAGAATTAGCTAAAAGGGATGTCGAAGTCATAGGACTTGATCGAAAGTCTGGTATTGAAGCCACAAAAGTATGTGAGCTCCTGAAAAATGGGGGTATTGATTGTGTGTTCCATTTGGCGGCGCAAACTAGTGTGTTTAATGGAAACCTGGAACAGATCAGGAAGGATAACATTGATACTTTCATGCGAGTAGCTGATGCATGTAACCAGTATCATGTGAAGTTAGTATACGCCAGTTCGTCAACGGCGAATCCGGAGAATACCACTTCCATGTATGGAATAAGCAAGTATTTCGATGAACAGTATGCATCTATCTATTGTAAGGCTGCGACCGGGTGCCGGCTGCATAATGTATATGGACCTAATCCGCGAAAAAGAACTCTTCTCTGGTTCCTGATAGAAAAGGAAAACGTGTCTTTATACAATTGTGGTCAGAATATCCGGTGCTTCACTTACATAGATGATGTCGTCGAAGGGCTTATTTATGCGGTGGGCTGTAACCGGCAGCTTATCAATATTTGTAACGTCCAACCTGTGACTACTATGTATTTTGCATCTTTAGTAAAATACTACAAACCGCTTGAAATAGAGTTGATTAATAAAAAACGAGATTTTGACAATTTGGAGCAATCGGTGAACCAGGATATCTATTTAGTACCTTTGTCCTATACGTCAGTCGAGGACGGAGTAAAAAAGGTATTCGCCATGCGGAGAGAGGATAATTCTCAAAAAAATGCGGGGGCGGAGAAATAGAAATCCTTTGAATGTACAACCATTCTAATTTATTCCTGCATGTTGAGTAACTATCATTGTTTCTTCATGCAGGAATTTAATAATTTGAAGCTATGAGTAGAGAGAATGTATTAACATTGAAACAAGAGAAGTTCTGTCAATATTACGTTGATATTGATGGCAACGCAAGTGAAGCATACCGGATGGCTTACGACTGCACTAAGATGAAGCAGGAGAGCGTTTGGCGCAATGCTCATGCCCTTATGCAGAACATCAAGGTTACATCAAGGATAAAAGAGATAAGAGAAAAGAGGGCGAAAGAATCTGAAGTTAAACGTGAGACTGTGGAACGTGTGCTGATGGATATCATAACTTCTGATCCTAATGACTTGTATATTGTCGATGAGCTAACAGGTAAGGTAAAGATGAAAAGTCCATCGCAGCTTCCAAAGCGTACACGCAATGCATTGAAGAAGATTCAGAATAAGAGAGGAGAAGTTGTCTATGAGTTCAACGGTAAAACAGAAGCCGCTCGTTTGCTTGGTGCCTGGAATGGATGGGAAGCCGATAAGAATGTCAATATCAAAGGTGGAGACGGAAATAAAGTCGGTGAACTTCGTATCGGATTTGAAGATAATGAGAATTCGGAAGAATAGAACAATTTGAACTGCAAAATCCGGTATTCATCCTACGGAGAAACCTTACTTTTAGAACAATATGGTTATAAATTATAAGAAGCTAAATCCTAACGGATTCTATCTATTGAAGTACTTGAATGATGAGACTATCCGTTTTATCATTCTCTATGGAGGTTCATCTTCCGGTAAGTCGTATAGTGTGGCACAAACAATACTGATACAGACATTACAGGATGGTGAGAACACTCTTGTCATGCGTAAGGTAGGAGCTTCTATTCTCAAAACCATTTATGAAGATTATAAGGTCGCTGCGATCGGTCTTGGCATCTCCCATTTGTTCAAATTTCAACAGAATACTATTAAATGTCTGGTAAATGGTGCGAAGATAGATTTCTCCGGTCTTGACGATCCGGAGAAGATAAAAGGTATCTCTAACTATAAGCGAGTTCAGTTAGAGGAATGGTCAGAGTTCGAGCATCCGGATTTCAAGCAGCTACGTAAGCGTTTGCGTGGTAAGAAAGGGCAGCAGATTATTTGTACCTTCAACCCGATTAGTGAAAGCCATTGGATAAAGAAAGAGTTTATTGATAAAGATAAATGGCATGATGTACCGATGACGGTTACCATTGCCGGCAAAGAGTTGCCGAAAGAACTTACCAAGGTCAAATCCGTAAAGAAGAATGCACCCAGGCAAATACTTAATCTTCGTACTAAGCAAATCGAGGAACAGGCACCTAATACAGTTATTATCCAATCTACCTATTTGAATAATTTTTGGGTGGTCGGTAGTCCTGACGGTGCGTATGGTTTCTATGATGAGCAATGTGTTGCCGACTTTGAGTATGATAGAGTTCACGATCCGGACTATTACAATGTGTACGCATTGGGAGAATGGGGTGTCATTCGTACCGGTAGTGAGTTCTTCGGTTCCTTCAATCGTGGCAAACATTCCGGTGAACATAAGTATGTTCCGGACTTACCTATTCATATCTCTGTCGATAACAACGTGCTTCCGTATATCAGTGTATCATATTGGCAGGTCGATTTCACAACTGGTACCAAGGTTTGGCAATTCCATGAAACGTGCGCTGAAAGCCCAAACAATACAGTAAAGAAAGCCTCCAAACTTGTTGCAAAGTATCTGAAATCTATCCAATATTCTGATAGGTTATATGTACATGGTGATGCATCAACGAAAGCGGCAAACAGCATTGACGATGAGAAGCGTTCCTGGATGGACTTATTCATAGATACATTGCAGAAAGAAGGATTCGAGATTGAAGATAAGGTAGGCAACAAGAATCCGAGTGTTGCCATGACCGGTGAGTTTGTTAATGCCATTTTTGATTGTACTGTTCCCGGTATAGAGATATACATTGACGAATCATGTTCGGTATCTATTGAGGACTACATGAGCGTACAGAAAGATGCTAACGGTGCCATTCTTAAAACTAAGGTCAAGAATAAAACTACCTTGCAGACTTATGAGGAGCACGGGCACCTGTCTGATACGTTCCGATATGTCGTTGTGGATTTGTGTAGTGAGCAGTATATAGAGTTTAGTAACCGGCGAAAAAGAAACTTGTATGCTTGTAATGGCACTATTAATTTCTTCAATCCAGATACCGAATGTAAATACACTAAGAAGATTCTATATGTGATGCCGAATGTTAATGGGAAATTTGTCCTTATACAAGCGTTTAGATGTGGAAATAAATGGCATGTTGTTGATGTCGTATTTATGGATACTACTTCAACAGAAGATATACGTTCTTCTATTTTGTCCCATGAATCTGATTCATGTGTAATTGAATGTACAGATGCTTATTTCCCTTTTATCCGGGAACTCCGTTCTAGTACAAACAAGGAGATTCGTGTAATGAAAGAGTTTCCGGATGTAGATAAGCGTATTGCTGCAACATCTGATTATGTGAAAAATAGTATTCTTTTTTCTGCATCAAAAGTAGAATCTGATACGGAATATGTTGCCTTCATGAATAATCTGATGGACTATAATAAAGATAGTGAAACAAAAGAGGCCAGTGCTGTTTTGAGTGGGCTAGTACAGTTCGTTGTAAAATTAGGTTTGAATTGAATTGCGTTATATGTGATTGAAAATAAGGATGTTGTATTGTTGATATTATGTTTTCGTAATTTCAAGATTTTAGTGTTTTGGAAAACGGTTTTCCTTTTTACTTAGTTTTGCTCAAAAAGGAACCCAATGAATATTTTTTTTGATAATCTATTTGGAAAGAAATCTAAGACTAAAGGTGAAGTTGAAATAGTTACTTCATCTGAAAATAAGGATATAGATACTCAAAGTGGCAAGGCTGAAAAATGGTCAGTTGCATACATTGAGGACCTTACTAGTCCTATTGTAGCGGGCAGTAACTATCTAACGCTATTCAGTACGATACCTGAAGTCTTTTTCCCGATCGATTATATTGCATCGCGAATTGCAGGTGCTAATTTTCAATTGAAGAAAACTAAGGATGACAGTATAGTATGGGCGAATAAACGAATGAATGGCATACTTAGTCGTCCTAATTGTTTGATGCGTTGGAAAGAATTGATTTATCAGCACCATATTTATAAATTGTGTACAGGGAATAGCTTTATTCGTGCCGCTATGCCTGATGTCTTTTCTACAGCTGAAAAATGGAGATATTGCGATAATTATTGGGTGCTACCTTCTGATAAGACTATTGTAGAACCTGTTTACGGGAATATGCCATTGTTTGGTATTGCCCAAACAGAAGATATTATTCGTAGCTATCGTTTGGAGTATGGTTGGAATGGTAGTTTGGAAATTCCTCCATACCAAATATGGCATGATAGAGACGGAAGTGCAGAGTTCTATTCAGGGGCTATGTTCTTGAAGTCCAAAAGTCGTCTTGCTTCCCAAAATAAGCCAATGTCAAATCTAATAGCTGTATATGAAGCTAGAAATGTGATTTATGTAAAGCGGGGTGGATTGGGCTTTATTGTAAGTAAGAAAACTGATGCTACCGGTTCAATAGCGTTGACTGACGATGAAAAGGAACAGCTTTTGAAGCAAAATTTTGAGAAGTATGGTGTAAGGAAGGGCCAGGTACCTTATGGTATTTCAGATGCAGATATTGACTTTGTTCGTACTAATCTTTCTATTGCAGAGTTACAGCCGTTTGAAGAGACTTTGGCTGATGCAATAAATATTGCAGGGGCATACGGCATCCCTGCCGTTCTTGTTCCGCGAAAAGACCAGTCCACATTTAGCAATCAGGCTACTGCTGAAAAGAGCGTATATTGTTCAACTGTTATTCCTATGGCCAAACAATTCTGCAAGGATTTTACAGCTTTCCTTGGTCTTGAAGGAGGGGGATATTATTTGGATTGTGATTTCTCTGATGTTGATTGTTTGCAGGAAGGATTGAAAGAATCCGAGGACGTAAAGACAAATATAAATAAACGTTGTCGTGAACAATTCTCATGTGGGCTTATAACGCTCAATGACTGGCGTGCCCAAATAGGTGAAAGTATGATAGAAAATCCCTTGTTTGACAAATTGAAATTTGATATGTCAGATGAGGAACTGGATAAAGTAAATCGAGTTTTTAACACTAAAAGTGGAGATGAAAAAGATGGAAGAGAAAATCAAAAGCCTTCAGTACAAGACAAAGGCAAATGATGTTGATGAGAAGGGTATCGTTACCGTTGCGGTGAATGGTATCGGTGTGAAGGACTCACAAAATGACATATCTATGCCCGGCTCATTCAATAAGACATTGAAAGAAAATATTGGTCGGATGCGTTGGTTCCTGAATCATCGTACAGACCAGTTGTTAGGTGTTCCGTTGAGTGGTAAGGAAACAGAAGGTAATTTGGTTATGGTCGGTCAGTTAAATCTTGAAAAACAGATTGGCCGTGATACGTTAGCTGATTATAAACTGTTTGCAGAGAATGGCAGAACACTTGAACATTCTATTGGGGTCAAGGCCATTAAAAGAGATTCTGTTGATCCCTGTAAAGTGCTTGAATGGCGTATGATGGAATATTCAACATTGACAAGTTGGGGGAGTAATCCCCAGACTTTCCTTGTGAATATTAAGTCTGCTACTGCCGACCAGGTAAAGGAGGCTGTTGATTTCGTTCGGAAAGCGTTCTTGCAGCATGGATATAGTGATGAACGTTTAAAAGGATACGATATGGAATTAAGTTTATTACTGAAGAGCCTCAACGGTGGTGCCGTTGTCTCATGTCCTCATTGTGGTCATCAATTTGATTATGATGCAGAAACAGAGCATACCTTTGCCCAACAGGTATTAGATTATGCTGCTGATTATCAGAGATGGATAACACAGGACATTGTAAGGGAAGAAATGGAGAAGCTCACTCCGGAGATTAGAACCCAAGTAATTTCTCTTATTGATTCTGTCAAATCAGAAAAGAAAGAATTTTCTCAAAAGGGTCTACAAGACCTTATGAATTATGTAAGATGTCCCCACTGTTGGGGAAAAGTATATCGTTCGAATGCTATTCTGCAAAACACTTCTGAAGATACCACCGGAAAAAATGAGCCGTCTGTTGACACTCAAGAAAAGAATGACGGGGAAAATGGGAACGATGAAGTGACGATTAAAGCCGCTGATAATGGCACTTTATTCGATTTTAAGAGTTTGAATAGCTGTTTCGAGAATAAATAACTTAAAATTTAAATTTTATGCCAATTAGAAAATTTACAGTATCAGATTTTAATCTGAAAACGGACGGCTTGCCGGCAGAACAGAAGGCGTTTATGGAAAACATCGTCGGCATGATGTGTGAAGTAGTAAACAAGTCCCTTGAAGGAATTGCATCACCGGATGAGGTATCAAAACAGTTTGACGATATTAATAAATTGCTGAAATCCTATGACAATGAGAAGTTTCAGCAATTGGTTAAAGACAATGAAGAACTCGTTGCCCAGGTAAAGACCCTTGGAGAAAGTATTGAGAAAATGAAACAAAAGGGCTTGTCTATGAATGCTATCAACAAGTTCGATGAGAAGTTGAACGAGATGCTTGATTCTGAAAAATTCAGAGATTTCGCAGAAGGAAAAACACGCAAATCAGGAGAATTTGACGGCTTCTCCTTGAAAGATGTCGTTTCCATGACTGACAATTACACCGGTGATTTGTTGATTACTCAACAACAGAAACGTGTTGTGACTCAGGTTGCCAACAAAAAGTTGCATATGCGTGATGTATTAACGACGCTGACAGCTGATCCTGCATATCCTCAACTCGCCTATGCGCAAGTATATGCTTTCAACCGCAATGCCCGTTTTGTAACAGAGAACGGTCGTTTACCGGAATCAAGTATCAAGGTAAAAGAGATACAGACAGGAACTAAGCGCCTTGGTACTCATATCCGTATCTCAAAACGTATGTTGAAATCAAGAGTGTACATTCGTTCCTACATCTTGAACATGCTTCCTGAAGCTGTTTGGATGGCAGAAGACTGGAACATTTTGTTTGGTGACGGTAATGGTGAGAATTTGCTTGGTATTATTAATAATACTGGGGTGACTTCTGTAGAGAAGATTATTAGTACAGCCATTGTTACAGGTGCCGCTGGTGCTGTAAAAGCTATTACCGGATATAACGGTGATAAGGATGTGATTGTAGAGTTTGCAGAACCACAGGATTTGATTCTTGATGGAATGAGTATCACGTTCGCTGGCGCCGCTGTTCTTACAGAACTGAACAAAACACACGCTCTTGTGAAAATGGAAGATGGTCGTATCCTTATTCCTGGTGTCGCGTTCTCCGGTGCTGAAACGGCTACGGATAAAATGACATTCAGTGTTCATGAAGCCGGCTTTAAGAACATTGAGGAACCCAACTCTGAAGATGTAGTGAAAACAGCTTTCGCCGCAATGACATATGCCCAGTATTTTCCGAATGCTATTATTCTTAATCCAATGACTGTTAACGGTATGGAATCAGAAAAAGATACGACAGGACGTAATCTTGGTATCGTTAAAATGGTTGATGGGGTGAAATATATTGCCGGTCGTCCGATTATCGAGTATGGTGGTATTCTTCCAGGTAAGTATCTTTTAGGTGACTTTAACCAAGCCGCAAATTTGGTTGATTATACCACTTTGACACTTGAATGGGCTGAAGATGTGGAGACCAAGCTTTGCAATGAGGTTGTGCTGATGGCACAAGAAGAAGTTATCTTCCCGATTTATATGCCGTGGGCTTTCGCTTATGGGGATTTGGCCGCATTGAAGACTGCAATAACTAAAGCGTAGGATTATGGATTACATACTTAGAGGTAACGATAAGGATGTAACCAATGTGCTTAAAGAGCAACGCATTCGGATTAATAGAGGGATGATTCAACTCATCCCTATTTCCGAATGTGGTCTTGTTACAGAAGAAGATGCCCGAAAGACATTGGAATGTATGCTTGCAGAGAAAAATGAAGAGATTGGCAGGCTTACTGCATCCATTGCAGAGAAAGATAAGACAATTGTTGAACTGACAGAAGAGCGTGAAACAATGAAAGCTCGCATTGCAGAACTTGAAGTACAGGTGCCTTCTGATGAAAAGAATCTTCCGGTTGCCGATTCAAAAGATTTGCAAGAGGAAGATGCCAAGGAGGTAACTGTTACAGATGATAAAGCCGTTTCCGTGGAAGATGAAAAGAAAACCGGGAAAAGCAAGACTTCTAAATAACTATCGCTATGTTGATTGATGTTTCATATTTTATGTCAGGTCCCAGGCATATTGAGAATGTTTCGGTCGCTGAAATGCCTTCGCCCCAATCTCTTGCTGTGAATGAGGTGATAAATGGGTATATTAAGGCATTTCAGCCCGAATTTCTCCGGAATGTTGTTGGTGTGACTCTTTCCCAAGCTATCACAGATTATTTGGAGCTTATTGAACGGGAAAAGGAAGATTCTTCAGATGAAGTTGATATTTCAGAAGAGAAGGAAGCCCCCCAGTCCGGATATGCAGTATTATGCGAGAAGCTGTGTGAACCGTTCGCTGACTATGTCTTTTATCATATTCTTCGTGACGCAAACACCCAGGCTACAATAACCGGGCTTGTCCGTTTGAAATGTGCTAATGAATATGTAGCTCCTTTGAAGAGACAAGTAAGCACATGGAATAGCATGGTAGAGAAGAATAAACAGTTTGTTGAATGGGCTATGTCGAATGATTGTCCTTTCGATGTGCAAATAACCAAGAATCTTTTGACCCCAATTAATGCTTTCAATTTATGATAGATTTAGATATAACAGAACTGTTTGAGGAGATTGTAAAGGAACTTCCAGAAGGGCTTGAAATCCTCTATCCAAATGGGAAAGGGGGAACTAAAGTTGTGAAGTCCCCAAGGTTGAATTACATCTTCGGTAGCAGTCAATATATCAAAGATATTTTAGATGAATACAGTAAGTCTTCTGCCCAGTCTGAAAGGAAGTTTCCATTGGTTGCACTATTCACTCCAATTAGTGAGGATAGAGGTGACGCGGATTATTTTTCAAAAGCAAAGGTTTCGTTAATTATAGCATGTTCTTCTTGTAAAGAGTGGAGCAATGAGATGCGCAGAACCACATCTTTTAAAAATATCCTTCGGCCAATCTATAAACGTTTATTGGAAGTATTATATGAAGATTCTCGGTTCGACTGCGACTATGACGAAAAAGTGAAACATAGTTATTCAGAAAACTATTCATATGGCAGATACGGAGCCTATACAGATTCCGGTGAGGCTGTGAGCGAGCCGATTGATGCCATAAATATACGCTCGATGGAAATAAAAATTAATAATCTTAATTGTAGAAGAAAATGAGAAAGATTAGAACGTGTAAGGGTTCCCGGATGAACACTGGTAGTTCTGCTTGTAGCATTGACTGGAAAAAGGTCAAAGGTGCTATCTTGACAGAACATGGTGTCAAACTCCCTGCTGATATAACAGGTGAGAAGTTGCTCGAATTGTGCCATGCAGACCGTCCCGGGCGTATTTACCCTATTTTGCCATTCCTGGAGTATGCCAAGAATGGTGGAGAGCCTCAAGTTAATCCTGTAGGGTACGGTGCAAGTGAATACAACGGGCTAAGCGCTCAAACAGACACCTTCACTTTGAAGAAATTTGATGAGGTTTTGAATGCCCAGCTTCTGAAATGTGCCAATAAAGGATGGGACGTTTACTTTTGGAATCAGGATAATATGTTGATCGGTTATAATGATGACACTGATATCCTTGCCGGTATTCCGATGTCTACTGTTTATCCGACCGTGACACAGTACCCGACCAGTAGTGCTAAGTCTGCGATGACTGTTAGTTTTTCACATGAAGATGTGGAAGACAGCCAATTGCACTTTGACTACGTGCAGTTAGACTTCAATCCCAAGAATTTCGTTAAAGGCTTGGTTGATGTTGTGTTTCAAAAGTTGGAGGCCGAAAATACTTACAAAATAGTTGAAGTTGTTGGTGGTTATGACCGTACAGAAGAATTTGGCAGTCTTATTGCTGATGGTGCTGCTGAAGTTATGAATAACGTAACTTCTGCTACGTATTCGGATGGTATCATTACCATTGTTCCTAAAGCCGGGGCGGTTCCTTCGTTGAAAGCTCCTTCTGTATTGTATGAAAAAGGAATCAGAGGTATTGAGCAGGTGTCATGAAGGTAGATAATGTTACGTTCGTCGAAGCTGCTGTGAAGGGCATGACGAAGGAAGAGTTTATTAATGCACACATTAAAGTCGTGTGGCAGGAACTGAAGGAAGCTGACCGTAAGAAGAAGCTCTCGGAAGTGTACGATGCGATAACTAAGTAACCGACGGGCTGGGGTGTGATTACAGCCCAGCCCGTTATATTTTTACTGTATGGCAGATTTTGATGAATTACATAGAGTTATTCATTCCATTGCATCCGGGTTTGAAGAGGAATGTATTAGGTGTATGGAAGAACATAAGAATGTGCTCGTTGATTGTATTCAGGAGCAATTATATTCCGGTCTGGACGGTACTGAACATCTATTGAATCCTGATTATGATACTGACACCTATTTTAACGAGCCCGGTCCCTGGCAGAACCGTGCGGAACAATATAAACGATGGAAGGAGAGGATAACTCCACCTCTTAGAAGTGAGATGCTTTATTTGCCACCGCGTCCGATTGAGGTACCTAACCTCTTTATTACTGGTACTTTCTATGATAGCATAACTGCCGATAGAATTGATTCCGGGCTTCGATTCTCAACGAAAGGATTTACGGACGGTAGTTCTATTGAGAAGAAATACGGTGAGCAGATTTTAGGCATTGGTGATACAGCTAAAGAGTACTTTAATATTATGTATCTCCGTCCCTGGATGGAACGTTTCTTTTCAGAATGTGGATATCTGTAGAAAATGGCTTGTAGTTGCGAAATAAAAAAGATGCAGAGTGAACTGGAACGTATCAGTGATCTTGCAAAGAAAGCAGCTGTCTTGGATGGTTGCATGTATGTCGTTTATCAGAAAGAAGATGGTACCTATGCTTTTGATAAACTAGGAGTTGAGATAAAAGGAAAGATTGTTGAATATAGACATTACCTGTAATTATGGCAGATTTAAAATTAAAAGATTTCGTTGATGAGAACGATTTGCAGAAATTGGTGGAGCTTGATAATACTATTGAGCGTGTGAGGGCTGATTATGTTAATGCGGCCAAAGAATTAGCAAAAGGTTTGAAACTAAATGTAGAAGGCGTTGCTGATCTTGAAAAGTTGAGTAATCTTTATAATACTCAAGCAAAAACGGCTGGTTCTGCATCTGCTGAATTAACCGAGGCTCTTAGAAAACAGTCTGAAATAACTCAAACTGTCAGTAAGAAGATAGAGGAAAAGCTAAATGTAGAGAAATTATCTGCTGCTGAATTGAAGAAACTAACCAAGGCAAACTCGGATAATGCTGCGTCCTTGGAAAAGGCTGCTAAAGCGGAAGCTAACTTGACAAAAGCGCAGAATGCCGGTAATACTACTCGTAAGAAAGCTGTTTTATCTGAAGAAGAACGTTTAAAACTTATCAGAACTGCTATTACCTTGACTAATCAGGAAGTACATAGCCGTTCACAAGCAAAGGAAATGAATAAGCAGCTGCAAAAGGCTGTTGATGTTTTGAAAGATACGGATGAAAACTATATTCGTACACTTGCCCGTCTTAATTCTACTATTGGAATCAACACTGATTACATAAAGCGAAATTCCGATCGATATAGTCAACAGAAAATGACAATTGGTGCATACCGGGAAGAAGTGAAGGCTGCATGGATTGAAATACAGAACGGTAATAAGTCCATGCAGAACATGGGAATTATTGCCCGGAATGCTGGAATGATGCTTAAAACGGAGATGGCTCCTGGGCTAAACAAAGTTGGTGCAGGATTGAAAGGGTGGGCTGCTGGATATATTGGTGCACAAGCTGTTGTTAGTGGAGTTGTTGCTTTATTTACAAAACTGCGTGAAGGAGTAGGTGATATTGTTAAATTTGAATTAGCTAATAGTAGGCTTGCTGCAATATTAGGAACCACTTCTGATAAAGTGAAGGAGTTAACTGCGGATGCTCAACGTTTGGGTGCTACAACGAAATACACTGCATCCGAAGCTACGGATTTGCAAATAGAACTTGCTAAACTAGGTTTTACTCGAAAAGAAATATTAGACGCAACAGAGCACGTTCTAAAATTTGCACAAGCTACCGGGGCAGAATTAGCAGATGCGGCTTCATTGGCAGGTGCTTCTCTTCGTATGTTTAATGCTGATACAAGAGAAACTGAAAGATATGTGTCTGCGATGGCTGTCGCAACAACCAAAAGCGCATTGTCGTTTTCATATCTCGCTACTGCATTACCAATTGTTGGACCGGTTGCAAAAGCCTTTAATTTCAGTATTGAAGATACTTTGGCTTTGTTGGGTAAATTATCGGATGCCGGCTTTGATGCTTCAATGGCTGCTACTGCTACCCGTAATGTTTTTCTAAATTTAGCTGATAGTAATGGAAAGCTGGCAAAGGCGTTAGGTAAGCCCGTTAAAACATTGCCTGAGTTAGTTGAAGGATTGAAATCGCTAAAAGAAAAAGGGGTAGACTTGAATACTACTCTTGAATTAACTGATAAGCGTAGTGTTGCCGCTTTTAATGCCTTTCTCACCGCTGTTGATAAAATATTACCACTTAGAGAACAGATTACTGGTGTAGAACGTGAATTGGGCGATATGGCTCACACGATGGGAGATAATGTTCATGGAGCTCTTGCTAACTTATCTTCAGCATGGGAAGCGTTTATGCTTTCTTTCTCCGAGTCAACGGGACCTGCTAAGGAGTTTCTTAATTGGATGGCTGATAAAATAAGAGGTATCGCCAATGATTTGAAATCTCCTGAAGAAAAAATAGAAAAGATAGATTATAATTTTAGAACACTTGCAAAAAAAGATGCGAACAAAAAGTTATTGGAAGTAGAAAAAGATTTTCAGGCAGAATATAAGAGGCTTATTGATGCTGGTGATACAGAGGAACAAGCATACACAAAAGCTGTTATTCAAATGAAAAATAAACGTATTGAAGTAACGGCCCAAGAGAGAGAAGCTTTAAAACGGATGAAAACTCGTGCTCAATATGCAACATCAGAGTTTGAAGATATGTCTTGGATAAAGAATGGTGCTGCTAAAATGTTTGGCTATTACACATCGGAAGCAGAAAAAGCGGATAAGGCTCAGTTGGAATTTTCTAAAAACTTATTCAAAATAGCATCTAGCGATGAATTTAATCGTGGACTTGATGTGATTGCAGAAAAGTTCCGTCCAAAGGGTAACGACAAAAATGGTTCAGGTATAACAGTCCTTACTGATAAAGAAAAACGTGAACAGGAAAAAGCTCTCAAAGAGAAGCTGAAAATTCATGAAACTTATCAGGAGTCAGAACTAGCTCTTATGGATGAGGGACTGGAGAAAGAACTTGCTAAAATTGGTGTTGCTTACTCGAAGAAGATTGCTGCCGTCAAGGGTAATAGCAAAGAGGAAATTGCTACACGTCAGAATTTAGCTAAGGAAATGCAGGAAAAGCTAGATGAGTTTACTATTAAGTATAATTCTGATCGTGAGAAGAAGGATGTTGAGAACGCTCTTGCTGTTGTAAAAAAGGGGTCCCAGGAAGAACTTGATTTGAAATTGCACCAGTTGGAATTGCAACGTGAAGCAGAAATTGATGCAGCAGAGAAAACAGGTGAAGATGTTTTTCTCATTGACGACAAATATGCAAAAAAGAAACAAGAACTTTACGAAAGACATGCATCCGATCAGGTGCAATTAATAGCAGAGAATGCAGCGCATGAGCAGGAAATCCGGGATGCTGCATATGTTATGGATACGCTTGCTCTTAAAAAACAGTTAGCTTCTAAGGAAATAACCCAGCAAGAGTATGCAGAACTTGAGTATCAGTTAAAATTAGATTATGTACGTAAAACAACCGAAGCTGCAATTGATGCGTTGGAGTTGGAACTTCGAAACGAAAATTTGAGTGCAGAGGATAGGGCAAAGATTGCAGAGCAGTTACAGAAATTGAAAGCGGACCTTTCCCAGCAAGAAGCAGAAGCGGAAATAGATGCTATCAATAAAGTTACTAAAGCGGATGAGAAAGCACAGAAAGAACGTCAGAGGAATCTGAAAAAATGGCTTCAAACTGCATCTCAAGCAGTGGGTGCTATTGGTGATCTAGTCTCTACTATTTATGATGGTCAGATTCAGAAAATAGAAGAAGAGCAGGAAGCTAATGATGAGAAATATGATAAGGATGTAGAACGAATACAGAATCTAGCTGATTCGGGAGCAATCTCCGAAGAAGAAGCAGAAGCTCGTAAGCGTGCGGCCAAGGAAAGAACTGAAGCTAAGAATGCTGAACTTGAAAAACAAAAACAAGAAATGGCACGTAAACAAGCCATTTGGGAAAAGGCGACTAGTGTCGCTCAAGCTGGAATAGCCACTGCACTGGCAATAACTGAAGCTTTACCGAATATTCCTTTATCTATTGTTATTGGTGCCATGGGAGCAATTCAGGTTGCAACTATTCTTGCAACTCCTATTCCTTCCTATGCAGACGGTACTCAAGGTAATGATAGGCATCCCGGCGGTGCCGCTTTAGTTGGTGATGCCGGTAAACATGAAGTTATCATGTATTCTGGAAAAGCATGGATTACTCCTGATACTCCAACTTTAGTTGATATTCCTAAAGGTGCGCAAGTCTTTCCTGATGTTGATAAGGTAGATATCTCTAATTTTGATATACCGGATTGGGACTTTCCCACATTTTCACCGACATATTTTGCATCTTCTTCCGGTGACACCATTGTTTTCAATGATTATTCCCGATTAGAAAAAAGGGTTGATAGAACAAATTTCCTTTTGATGAAGAGTCTAAAAATGCAACGCCAAGATGCTTCTAACCGTGAATTTGAACTGTATAAGTTATCTAAACTGAAATAGCCATGATTGAAAGATTAAATCAGATAACATTGAGTGATTTCATTGAACTTTCATGCGGAAACTATGCTTGTTTGCTTTCGGACTGCAAATCTATGTCCGAAAGCACGCTTAAAGAAATAGCGTCTAAATTACTTGTCGAATACAGAAGTATTGTTAATCCTTCGAATATGAAGGCTATGGTAATGGACAAAGAGGATATGCTGAAAGAACGTGCCAAACTATTGAGTCTTCGTATTTGTCAGGCTCTTGTTTCTCTTGGCTTTTATGATGATGTTCGTCAGGTATTGGGTCAACTAAATGTAGATACCCGAAATATGAGTGATGAACAAGTAATATCGAAGATTGATTATTTACTTCATTCTGCAATTTTTGAGCAAAAACGGAATGAGGAAAGACGCAGTGAGGAACATAAAGGAAGTAAGGCTACTCCTGAACAAATTCGTTCTTCTTTTGATGCTGAGATTGCTTTTCTAATGACATTCTTTAAAATGAGTATTGATTCTCGTGTAATTAGTGCTGCTGTCTACGCAAATATCGTTCATCAAGCTGATGTTGAAATATCGATCAGAAAAAGAAGCACATGATAATATTGGTACTACATATATGCTGTAATTCGATTAATTTTTAATTAAAGCGAATTATTTCATACAGTCGTTTGTACATCTCCTTTAGAATCACAAACGACTTTTTTATGAATAGAAAAAACAGCATCCATTGTATAAATAGGCATTTATACAATGTTTTATTGTCAGAATTACGTACATTAGAGACGAAGTGTAATCGGATAACAGCAGAAGTGTCCGAGGTAAAAAAAATGATTGCCTTATTGCCCCCCGATATAGGCACTCTTATTAGTTCAATCGAGCGTTCTGCTAAGGAAATGCACGAACAAAGTATCATGCACCGGAAATATGTGGAAAGGTGCATTAATGGCGAACCGAAGATACACCTAATAAGGAGGGCTGACAATGGACTTTGAAAAGGAATTATCAGAAATATATCCTTGGATATTAAAGGTGGCAAGAAAATTCTGCTGTTCCATGCAAGATGCTGAAGACTTAGCCGGTGATACAGTTTATAAGCTACTTGTGAATCGTGATAAATTTGATTGTTCTAAACCACTTCAACCGTGGTGCCTTATTATAATGAGGAATACTTATATAATAAGATACAATAGAAATTCCCTTATACATTTTACAGGGCTTGATATGGTAGACGGAAGTGCCATTTCTAACTGTACAGCTCATTCAATACTGTTTGATGATTTGGTTTCCACAATACAACGGTGTGCTAAAAAATCCCGTTGTATTGATAGTGTGATGTATTATGCTAGTGGATATTCTTATGATGAGATAAGTGAAATCCTGAACATTCCTGTTGGAACTGTAAGAAGTCGTATTTCTTCTGGACGAAAACAATTATGTCAAGAACTTAAATATTAATTTTATATGTTATTGTAGTGATTACTGGCAATCGAAAAGAAATATTATATAATTTTTTCCGATTGTCAGTAATTTATTAAATTATTATCTGTTTCTAACTTGCCATTGAAAAGTTATATCAGTTTCAGTCATCTCTAATAACTTTATTAATATAACAAAGGTACTATCCGTTGGAGAAATAATTGCAATATCTCCAACTTTCATTCTGGCAAAATGAGAAGGCTCTCTAAACACAAAAGGGTCTGTAATATCTTCAAATTTTTGGGCTCCTTTAGCACTGCGAATTGATTCATTTGGTCCCATTAAATCTACGATCCCATGTACATATTGCAATGTACACCATCTGAATTTGATGGAACGATTATCTTTTTCAGAAAATTTTATTTCAAAATTTTTACCACTGCCAATTACCGCTACTCGTCTTATACCTGATCCATATCCAATATTACAGTCACCATAAATAAAAGTCGATGATTCAATTTTATTCCTTAGTTTAGGTGTGAAAAAGCTAACATTAATATTATTTTCAAGTAGTTTTTCATAACCTTGGCAATAAATTGCCCCATTGGGGTCTAATATTCCTATAATTACATCTTTGATACCACTCTCTATGATTAAATCTGTGCAGGATTGCAGTGGCTGATTATTTGCTATATTTATGCACGGTTCTAGAGTTGTCACTAAAGTTGCTCCATTAAGAGTAGATTTATCAAGTTTCTCTATCGCTATTCTTTCAGCATGTTTTGAGGACTCTTCATCCTTAAAAGCTTTTGCCAATATGATTCCGTCTTTTGCTATTACAGCTCCAACTTTAGGAAATGAAGTACATTTTGATTGTTCTTCTATTGCAATCTTCATTAAATCGACATTTGATAATTTCTGTTCCATTTTGATTATTGTATTTGTTTTTTTCAAAGATATAAATATTAAATTGAAAACAAGAATGCTAATATGAAATATTTTCACTTTTGAAAGCTATGATAATTTTTTAATATAGATATCGGTATAAAAAGGAAGCTGTGATGCGAATGGCGATATTTCTTTTGAAAGTAAATAACTATATATAGGGAGTTTTAAAATGAGAATTTCTTCTCTTATAATGTATTCCTTTGATAAATAGATGATTATATGATGATTTGATAAGGGGAGACTTTCAAGAATTTAGCCAATCGGAAAACCGGTTGGCTTTTTCTATATATTTGCTCGTGAACGTTCAAAAGGAGTTAAAATGCTTTGTAAATATGTACTTACCGTTGATAGTATTTCCTATGATATTCCCAAATCTTGTATTCAGAATTGGGATGAAATAAAGTTTTCCCGTAAACGCTCCGGACTTGAAGGAATAACTAGAACCTTTACTTCAAAATTCCAGTTTGTGGGAGAAGCCTATGATCTCATATTGGAGGAGTATTTGAGCAAATACCTAGCTTCTAATGCTAGTATCACTGTTTATACTATAACTAATTCTCATACTTATGAAGAATTCTTCAGTTGCCGACTGGATTTCGGTTCATTGACCTATGATGGAAATACTGTTTCTATTAATTCGATAGATGATAGTGTCGCTAATATCATAAAGGCTAACAAAGGAACGCAGTACGAATATTCGGTAGATGAGATAAAAGATACATATCAGCTTTATTATGATTCTGTAAGTATGAATTATAGTCAACCGCATACATTAGGTGGTAATACTGTAGAAAATGATGCTTCTTTGCAATATATCGTAATTGACAAAGGAATATATGTAGAAGCTATAACATATTCGCTTCCCTTATATATTTCTGGTGGTGAACTTCCGTCACGGGATTCACCTCTTGAGTTTTATGATGTACCACAGGAATCGAAAGATGATCCAAATGTATTTGTTAAAGCCTTGTCCGACATTGATATAGTATTGAATTTTAGTTTTGAATACTATATCAGTTATAGTGATGCGTATACAACTAAAGCTGAAATTGTTCTAGGTGGGCGTTACGAAGATGGTCGTTTAGTCGAGTTGAAAAGATGGGGGTATAATAAGGGGGATGTTACTCCAAGTAATCTGAATGAATCCATCAAGATTCATCTGACTAAAGGGCAGGCTTTATTTTTTGATTTGAATGTAACATTTAACAGAGTTAATGCTTCTACTGGCAATATTTATTTTCGTAATTTCAAATTTGAGACACGCTTTACTTCTCGAGCTAACCCTATCTATGTGGATGCAATAAGACCTATTGATGTGTTAAACCGATTGCTTAAAAGCATGAATGGTGGAAATGAAGGTATCTATGGTGAAATAGCTTCAGGTGTTGATGAAAGGTTAGATAATTGCGTGATATTAGCTGCTGAAAGTATCCGTGGAATCCCCCAAGCTAAGCTATATACTTCTTATACAAAGTTTAAAAACTGGATGGAAACAGTTTTTGGCTTTGTGCCTGTGATCAATGGTGTCACTGTTTTTTTTAAACACCGGGACAAATTGTTTAGTGATAACAATGTAAAGGATTTAAACAGCAGCTTTTCTAGTTTTGAGTATAAGGTTGATTCATCAAGAATATATTCTTTGGTTAGGGTAGGATATGATAAACAGGACTATGAAAGTATGAATGGTCGTGACGAATTCCGATTTACTACTGAATATACTACTGGCATTGATATAACTGATAATGTATTAGAGTTGATTAGCCCTTACCGTGCTGATGTTTATGGAATTGAATTCTTATCGCAAAAGAGAGGCCAAGATACAACGGATAGTGAAAGTGACAATGATGTGTTTTTTGTTTGTGCCAGTACTACATTACATGATAATGGCGGAGTACAAACATATAAAGAGTATAGGCTTATAAGGAGCGGTTGGGAAATAAGTGGTGTACTTGATCCTGAAACGATGTTTAATACCATGTATTGGCAAGGAGGCATATTGCAAGCAAATGCCGGCTATATTGGTATGTTTACTAAAAAACTATCTTATTCTTCTTCTGACGGTAATAGTGATGTTGTTGTCAATGGTATAGGAATGAAAGATGATTTTAACGTTGAAAGTGGTATTATAACTTGTGGAGATGTTTCATTCACAACTTATAATGAAGATATTCCACCAACAGATGATGAAACGATTAAAATCTTAAAAGATGATCTAGTTTACGAGGGCTACATCAAAGAGGTGAGTAGTACAGTTGAGAGAAACGAGGGAGTGAAGTATGATTTATTTGTCCGTTCAATAACAAAAGCCTAGAAATATGATTATAAGCCCGTTTACCCCACTGTTTTTTTCTCCGTCTACCGATAAATTTGGAGCGAAGAGTAAATATGTGCAATTATTCGCACGTACAGACAGGATTTTTGTTGAATTGATTTTGACAGCCAAAGAGCAGGAGCCTATAGTTTACATTAATAATCTTTTAAGTAATATATCTACACCTGTATCATTAAGCTCATGGAAGATGAATGATGATAAGATTCTTTATTTCTATAACATTTCATTGCTTCCATGTGGATACTATACTGTAACAGTTAATGGGAATACGAGTGAGATTTTTAAAGTTACGGACGATGAATGTGAGTTATCAGAAACCAGCCTTATTCAGTATTCAATGAAAGATAATAAGCAGCGTCTTGATGCTGTCTGGTGGATAGATGGGATGCAATACTTTTTTGATTTTCGCGTTCCTGGTGGTTTCAAAGATAACGGATGGACGTTCGGTGTGGATAATGAGCAGTTCGTGACCTCTGATGAGGATATTGTTGAGCTATTCAGCCACGAATATACAACAGTATTATTCACGCTTGGAAATGGGATGGGATGCCCTGTGTGGTTTGCTGAATTATTGAATCGTGTCTTATGCTGTAATTACGTCTACTTTGATGGTGTTCGATATACCAGAAAGGAAAGTAATGTTCCGGAACTTAACCAGCAAATAGAGGGATTGAAGAGTTTTGTGTTCAATCAAATGTTACAGAAGGTAAGAACGATGAATCCAGTTTTGGAATGGAATAACCAGCTTGCTATGAGGTGTGTACAAAGCGGTGCTTATAGGATAGCAGATGATGAAGGAATGCGTAGTATCAAGTATGGTTCAGAAAGTGAGGTTGCAGAGGTCGGAGCATATATCAATATGACTAAGGCTATTCCTAATACTGGAGTTTCTATTAATAGTGATACTATGGTTACTGTCAACAGTATTCATCACCCAGGTGTTGATGAAAATTCATATTGGGATTTGATTGCAATCAAGACGACTGACATAGATAACAAGTATATTGGTAGAAGAGGTTACGGTAAACTTACAGTTAATGGACTGGATAGACTAAAGAACGATTTGGACAACGGTTCGATAAATTTGCGTGCTGTACTATATAAAGGAGATTCGTATACTAACCTCATTGAAGGGAGTGTAATCAGTAGGGATGGTGTATGTGTCTTGAAAGGTATTAACGGTGGAGATATTGGTGCTCTGAAGGAGTTCCAACTTTATCTTGATAATGTCTATGATTGCGACATAGATAATCTTGGTATGACCATTGAGCTTGTATGGGTATATGAAAATGATTAAAAAAGAGAATTATGACAGAAACAGAAAAACAACAGATTATTAGCCTTGTGTTACAAGCGTTGAAGACAAACAGTCTTACAATAGAGCAACTGACTGATACAACAGAGCTATCCAAAGATATGTACGTTGAAGTTAGTGGCGGTCGGAAAATATCTATTGATTTACTTTCAAGTACCATTGCTAAAATGGTGAATGGGGATTTTGATGCATTAGTGGAGAATGTCAATAAGATTGCAAAAGATTTATCGGATGGAGACGCCGAGTTATTGAAACGTATAACAGGAGTGTCTGATAAATCCAATCCTTTGACTGACCCATTTAAAAGTATTGGCTCTTTTACTACTATTGGTAGCTTTAAAGATAAATTAAAAACAATGTATTCCGGGGATTCTTCTATTGGGAATTATCGGTGTATTTTGTCTGTTGATTCGTCTAAGATTCCTGTAAATATACAAATTGAACGGTTGGAGCTTGATAAGGTTTGTCAATCATTCACTTCGTGTATACAACTGGCTACCATGTCAGACAATGCCGAAGGTGTATATTTAGGTACAGTTTGTACAATCTCACGAATAGGTATTGTTTCCAATGAGAGTGTTACATGGGGCAAATGGACCTCTGTAATAAATGACTTTGAGGAAAGGATAGGAAAAGCGAACGGTATCGCTCCTTTGAACGAAGAAAGTAAAGTTCCTTCTGAATGTCTGCCTGAACCGTTGTCTCTTGGGGAAGGTGAAGAAGAAGCTTTCCCCGGCAACCGTGGAAAGTCTTTGGAAGATACAATGAAAAATATCCCTTCCGATATAATCAAACCGGGTTCTTTCTCCGTCCTGTCTGACGCTTCCTATCTCAATGTGTATTTTAAGAAAGTGTCCAAAACAACCGGTAAAGAAACGGACGACAGCTTCCGTCTGCCTTCTGCTACCCTTGAACAAGCCGGCCTTTTGTCCGCCGAGGATAAGCAAGCCCTTGAGGATATGAAGAGCGGCACGCCCGCTGACGATGTAACACACCCCATCGTCATTGTTGATGAGATCCGCCCATTGAAAGACGGCTACTATACCCTTGAAACCGCTATTGCCGCCATTGTCTCCTATCAACAGGAATCTGGCGTCAAATATGAGCGAACGGGTCTCATCATTACTTACAAAACAGGCGAGTATGAAATGGAAACCCGGCAGTTCCAGGGTGCTGTGTCCGATTTTGCGACCCCTTCTCTTTGGAAACCCTTCGGGAATGGTGGTGGCGGTTCCGTTGTTGAAACTTCCGATGAACCGGCGGAAGGGGGAAAGGATGCCTTTTCAACTGGTGGCGCCTATGCCTATGTTCCGGCCAACCTCGACGTAAACGTGGAAACAGAAGGCATCGTAAAACTTCAGATGAAGAACGCTGCCGGTGAAACCCTTGGCGATGAAGTGCAGTTCGCTATCGGCACGGGTGGCGGCGGTCAAACTGGCGGTACCATTGTTGCCATTGCTTTCCAGTCGACACCTGTCTATGGCTCTTACGGCTCCACGCTACGAACCTTTGCCGCCATTCGTTCCGTGACCTCGAACGGTGTCGAATCCTCTGACAACCTGATTGAGAAACTAGAACTCGTAGACCGTGAAAGCGGGCTTACCGTCTGGACTGAAACCGTCAACAAAGCATCTTCCGGTGACATGAAGGACTTCTCCTTTGAACTGGACTTCACCGCATACTTTACGGCTGCCGGTACTCGGAAATTCAAGCTGATAGCCACTGACGAAAGCGGCAATACCGGTTCCAAGAATGTCAATGTAACAGCTGTTGATATTACCTGTACCTGTGTGCAGGTGCTCAACTATACCCCTGAAACTCTGCTTACTCCGACAACTGAAAGTTTCAGCCTTCCACTCTATAAGTTCGGAAACAATACCTCTGATAAAGGTATCAGTGCCCAGGTTGACATTAAGATTAACGGTGAATGGCAATCCTTGTCTACCGCCGTTGTCAATGACAACTACTCGCACTCCGTCGTAATCCGTCCTGCTTCCCTCGGCCTAGAACACGGTACCTATTCCTTGCGCATCCAAGGAACGGATGTCGCATCCGGAGTGAAAGGAAATGTCATTTACACGGCTGTCATGGTAATTGACCCGAATAGTTCCACACCTCTTGTCGCCTTGAGATACGATGATAAAAACGGTGGAGTAGTCCGACTGTACGAAACCGTAGAACTTGATGTTGCCTGTTATGACCCGTTGGAAATGACTTCACCCGTCAGCGTGAAAGCCAATGACGTGCAGGTAACACAAATTGCTGCCAGTCGTAACAAAACCTATCAGGTCAAACAACAACTGCAGGGCTACAAGGCTGACGGCACCGATACGGTCAACTATACCGCCGTATGCAAGGACGTGACTAGCGAACCTGTCCGGGTGACAGTTAGCGGTTCCGCCATTGACGCCGCCATAAAAGAAGGCGCCATCTATAACTTTGACTTCTCATCCCGTACCAATCAGGAAACTGACCATAGCATTGTCAGCGGTAATTATGAAATGAAAGTGGACGGTGCCAACTGGACTACCAACGGTTTTGGCACATTCTTGGGTGAGAACTGCCTTCGCGTAGCCGAGAATGTGGGCGTGTCATTAAACCATGCCCCGTTTGCCGGCTCGTCCATCGAATCCAACGGTGCCGCCATCCAGTTCGCTTTCGCTTCCAAGAACGTGACCGATGATGATGCCCTGCTCCTTAGCTGCTATGACGAAACGTCCGGTGCCGGCTTCTATGTCACCGGCCGGGTGGTCGGCATCTTCTGTAACAATGGCGTTTCCCGTCGTGAAGAACGCGCCTATCGACAGGGTGAAAAGATAACCGTAGCCGTGGTTGTTGAACCTGCAAACAACTACGTTGAACGTGACGGCACACGGTATTCCATGATGAAACTCTTCCTCAACGGTGAGGAAGTCGCCTGCCTTGGTTATGTTCCGGGCGGCGGCTCCCTGATTCAGACCAAGTATATAACGATGGACGGCAAACTGGGTGATTTGTATCTTTATTACATGATGGCCTGGAACTCCTATATGGAATGGGCACAGGCGTTCAAGAACTACCTTGTCCGTCTGACCGATACAGAGGTAATGGTGAAGGAATACGCCTTTGAGGACATCCTTAAAAGCCAGACAGCCGAGGGTAGTACCCAAAGCCGCCCGTCGGCTGCCGAAATCTATTCACGCGGTATGCCTTACATTGTCGAATGCCCCTATGAAGGCTCCGATATAGAAGCACTGGACGGCACCACTTCCACCAGTACGAAGATATACATCACGCTCTATTACTTTGACCCCGAACGCCCGTGGCGTAACTTCAAGGCCGTGAGTGTCCAAACCCGCAACCAGGGAACCACCTCTGCCAAACGCCCGGTAAAGAATAAACGCTACTACCTCGCCAAGAGCAAAGGCAAAAACAAGGACACTCGAATCATACTACTTAATCCGGACGATACGACGGAGGAAGGACGCCGTGCAATAGCCTTGGCTGCCATCAACAAAGTACAGGTCGGTGATAATACAATCCCGGTCGATGTCATTACCGTAAAAGTCGATTACTCCGATTCCGGCAATGCGAACGACTGCGGCGCCTGTGAAATGATGAACGTTACATACCGTGCCTTAGGTGGTAACTATATGACACCTGTCCAACGTGCATTTGACGGAACATTTGACAGCGGTGACTTGCATATCGAAGACTTGCAGATGAACCACTCTACCGCCAATCACCCGGTAGCCACCTATCGGTGTAAGGATGACAGCCTGCAAAACGTCTATTTCCATGCCAAAGGCAACTGGAAAGAAGACAAAGGGGAACAGTTCGCCCTCGGCTTCAAAGATACCCCCGGCTATAACAAAGGTTGCCTGAATTATGGTGACTTCATAGAGTTCTTCGGTACTCCTGACGAAACTTTAGACGCAATTGAGATACGCTTCAAACAGACTGACGGAGTCGATACGGACAGCGTGTACCTGCTTTCCCTGTATTGCGGTAGTTCGTACCGGATAATGAGGTATCAGGACAGCTCATGGAAAAAGCAGTCCGGTTCCATGAAGTATGAAAACGGCAAATGGAATGTCACCGGTGACGTCCTGAATCCGGTTGAAGGTTTCGAACTTCTTAACTACCAAGGTATGGACTGGTTTCAGGGCGTCGGTTCTGTTCAGGATATGATGGCCATGAAAACGGACAAGTCCTCATGGGTTCAAAAACTCGTGGATAACGGAACTATCTCTGCTGATACCTTCCCGGCATGGACTTACTACTTTGAATCGCTTGTCGATGATGACCAGCTCGCCATTGATTACGCTTTGGGTAAGAAAGTGCCCTATAACCTCTACCGATGGTTGCGCTTCTGTGATTCCTGCGATTACTCCAAAGGCGGGAACTGGCAAAGAACATGGAAGGAAAACCTGTATAAATACGCCTGCCCAGAAAGTGTCTTGAGTTATGACATCTTCACCGACTACCTTGCCGCCACTGACCAACGCGCCAAGAATATGCAGCCGATGTGGTTCTTGGAAGAGTATGCTTCCGTAACAGACGGTGTGTACAGCTCCGAGGATGCCATGCGCATGTACCTGAATAAAATCTATGACTGCGATACGCTCAATAGCAAGGACAATGACGGTGGTTGCACGGTTGATACCGAGGTGGACCCCAACCGGACGAGCGATGAAACATTCACTAACCCTTATGCTGGCTACGGCTCCGTTCTGTTTAATAACATCTATCTCCAGCAAGTAGTGTGGACTGACTCATCCGGTACGGAACTCTCCCTGCGTACCGTTGCCGCCGCCATGCGTAACGTTCAGGCGACCATTGACGGCGTCACCCTGCACCCGTTCTCACCCGAAGGAGCTACGCATTTCTTCATTGACAAACGGCTCAAAAAATGGCAGAAACTGGTTAGTTCTTACGACGGTGAACGGAAATACATCTCCTATACCGCCACCTCTGATGCTATTTACTTCTATGCCCTGCAAGGTCTTGGACTTACCGCCCTTCCGTCTTTCATCGAAAGACGTTGGCGTATTCGTGACGGCTATTTCCAAACTGGTGATTTCTTCAGCGGTGTAATTTCCGGGCGCGTATCTTCCAAATCAAACGCCACCATCCGGATTGTCGCTGCTAAAAACGGTTACTTCGGTGTCGGCAATGACGCTAGCGGCAACCTTTCCGAAAGCTGCTTCCTTGAAGCGGGCGAAGAATATGTATTCACCAACTTCTCACATGAGGAAGGCGCCTTGCTGTATATCTATCAGGCTGACCGCATGAAGCTGCTCGACCTGTCTGAAATCTCCCTGTCAAGTACGGTGAGCTTCTCCGCCATGCAACTTGTGGAAACCCTTATCTTGGGCTCTGACACCCATACAGAACAATCCATCGGTTCTTACGCACCGCTTACCTCGCTGAACTGCGGCGAAATGCCCTTCCTCGTATCACTCGATATCCGGAACACACAAATCGCTACGCTCGTTACCGACAAATGCCCACGTATCGCCCATATCAATGCGTCCGGTAGCAAACTGGAGAACATCACTCTTGCAGAGACTTCTCCGATTAATGACATCTCTCTTCCACCAACAATGACAAGCCTCCGTTTTGTCGGTCTTCCTGAACTGACCTATACCGGTCTTTCCGCCCCGTCCGGCCTGCAAATAGAATCCATGCCGAACGTCCAACGCCTGCGTCTTGAAACGTCGCCTCAACTTGACGCCATTCAGATGCTCCGTGACGTCCTCGCTTCACAAGCGGCATCCCGTAAACTTTCCATGCTCCGTATCTCGAACATGACACTGAAGGCTGACGGCTCCGAGCTTCTTGCCATTCTCGAATATGGAGTCGCCGGTATGGATGAGGACGGTAACAGACAGGATAAACCGGTAGTCAACGGCACGTACGAACTGACGGTTATCCGTGAAACGGATGAAATCGAATCCCTTGAATCCGGTATCGACGGCCTTGTCATCCTTACCGTCATAGATGCCTACATCGACCTGATCAACTGGTTCAATAATGAGTCTTATGGCGGGGAACCGTACTACGATAACGTAACGCTGGACAACATCAATGAAGTCCTTGAATATTATAACGGCGAAACCTACGAGGAATATCTCGAACGGTTTGCTGAAGACAATATGGATATTAATGATTTAATTAACAAGTAACTATGACTAATGAACAAAGCGCCACGCTGCTTCGCTTGAACAAACAGGCACAAGTAGCAGCACTGAACGCCGTTGGATTCTCGGATATCACCGAGAATTCCCGCGCATCTGAATTTGGACAACGTATCAAGTGGGCCGCCGGCCTGTTTGACCTTACTCTTGCCTGTAACCGTATTTCTGATAACTCCAAGGCATACTTTACCGCTGCCGAATGGAATTCCCTTACGCTTGCTAATAAGCAACTGTACATCAAACGCGGGCTTCGTATCCGTGCCCACGGACACTCCTTCGTAATCGCCGCCCAGGAGTGCTATAATGCCGATATGACTACTACCTTCTATTGGGGCGGTCAGGGTAAAGCCATAGACGGTCTGAATCAAAAAGGACTGGGTGCCATGTACGGCTGCTTCACGGGTGAGGAAGATACCGAGCTGATCATCACCGGCCTGAAGGACCAGAACAATAGCGGTGTAATCGGTGCGCCGGCTGCTGAAGCTGCCCGTGCATACCGTGCCTACACTTTGGAAAGTGACGGTATCGAGGATGAATCCAACTGGTTCCTTCCTTCATCCGGCCAAATGCTTCTGATGTACCGCTACCGGGATAAAATCAATGAGATGATGCGTACCTTTTGGAGTAGTGACAGTATGCTGATGACTGATAAATACTACTGGTCATCAACAATTTGGGATGTAAACTCCGCCTGGGCGTTCGAACTGAATACCGGGCGTATTACGAATCAAAACAAAAATTCAAATCTTCTCCATGTGAGAGCTGTTGCTTCCGAATAGTATTAACTTAATATTATACAATAAAATGGATAAAAATATCGCCAGTGCCATGCTTCTGCGCCTGAATAAACAAGACCAGATAGAAGCCTTACAGTCAATTGGTTTTACAACCGTGAATGAAAACACCCCCGCAAGCGACATCGCCAAATATATGCAATGGTCAGGTACGCTTCTTGACCTTTCTTTGGCTACGCTCCGGATTGAAGACGGTGAACAAGTCTTTTTCACGGCTTCCGAATGGAACTCCATGAGCGCGAATAATCGCTCCAAGTATATCCGTATCGGCATCCGACTTCGCGCCGAATGCCACCAGTTCATTATCGCCAAAAGCGACTGCGTTGACGCAGGCGGCAATAAAACGTTCAAATGGGGTGGCTACGGAACTGACCTACGCGGCCTGAAAAACTACGGCAGTGGTAACCAAGGACTCTATGATACCTTCGACGGCAAGGAAAATACCGATGTTATAATAGAAACCCTTGCAGGCGTCAAGGACACCCAGGGAACTGTCGGCGCCCCTGCCGCCGAAGTTGCCAGAGCCTATAAAGCCTGTACGCTTGAATCTGACGGAATTGAAGATACAACCGTGTGGAACCTGCCCGCATTGGGTGAACTTATGCTTATGGCCAAGTATAAAACCGAAATCAATGAGCTCATAACTTCTATGCTTGGCAATCAAAATATATTTACAAACGACTGGTATTGGTCTAGTACCGAATATGACGCTTCCAGCAGTTGGAACGTGTACTTCTGCTACGGCTACGTCAGCGCGGGCAC